TGGACTGACTTTGTTCGGCATTTTATTTTGCACAGCAATCATGACGATCTTTGTGCAATGCGGTACTGGCAAGTGGTAAATTTTCTTGACAGCTATAGTCACCGGCACGACATACCTTTATTGCAAGTGAACATTGCTAGACCTACTCGGACAGTTTATGTTGACAGTTTGTATGATGCCGACTCGTGTCTGACAGATAGGTTGTTACAACACGAACAAATTGTCGGTACAAATTTACATGCTCCAGGCAGACACCCAAATGAATCCGGTGCTAGCTTGTTATCTGAGCTGATAGTCAGTGAAATACATAGGCGTAAATTAATCAATGATTGATATAGTTTCTTTTCTTCCTGCCAAACGAAAACAAACAGCTTCAGGCTGGATCAGTTTCAACGCACCCTGTTGCATACATCGCGGCGATACACAGGATCGGCGTCAACGAGGCGGACTAAAGCCCGGCACTGATGGATCTTGGAGTTATCATTGTTTTAACTGCGGATTCACAGCAAGTTTTGTTCTAGGCCGTAACCTAACATTCAAAGCTCGACGGTTACTCGAGTGGCTCAATGTTCCTGTAGAAGAAATCAAACGAATCAACCTCGAAAGCCTGAGACAAAAGTCGATTGTAGGCTTGCTAAATGACCGTCAACAGGTAACGGAAAAATTAGCAGGCATTGAGTTTGAAGATCGAGATCTACCTGCAGACACCCAGCCGCTTAACGAAAAGGCCACAGAATATCTACGCAACAGATCCATTCCAATAGACTATCCATTCTTGTATAAAACAATGCCACGCCCGGGTATTGTAATTCCATTTACACACAATAATCAAGTGGTGGGTCACACTACAAGATTTTTAGATGATAGAACTCCAAGATACATCCAAGACATACAGCCGGGTTATGTGTTTGGCACAGACCTACAACGAGATAATTGGCAGTCGACTATAGTAGTAGAAGGTGTATTTGATGCTTTAAGTATTAATGGACTAGCGGTATTACATGCAGAAATTAATGATGCACAGGCTAGATTAATTCGTAGTCTGGGTCGCGAAGTTATAGTGGTACCGGACCAAGACGAAGCTGGTATGCGGTTAGTAGATCGTGCTGTAGAGTTAGGGTGGGCAGTTAGTATGCCTAATTGGCCCAACGGCGTCAAAGATATCAATGATGCAGTGATTCGTTTGGGTCGATTGGGAACCTTGCTAACTATATTAGAAAACCGAGAAACTGGTAAAATTAAAATTGAGATGAGGAAAAAGCAACTTGTTAAAAGACTACGGGCTTGATGTCCAACGACTATTCTTAGAAATGATGTTGCAAGACGCAGAATCGTATGTGCGTGTGCAGAACATTTACAATCCAGAAAACTTTGATCGCAGTCTAAGACCGGCAGCCGAGTTTATTGCAAAACACAGCAATGATCATAAAACATTGCCAGCATTGGAGCAGGTGACAGCGGCCACCGGAGTTAAACTAACTCAAGTTCCTGACCTCAATGAAGGCCATTTTGAGTGGTTTATGGACGAATTTGAGTCGTTTACTCGTAGACAAGAATTAGAACGAGCAATCTTAAAGTCGGCGGACTTGTTAGAAAAAGGCGAGTATGATCCTGTAGAAAAATTAATCAAGGATGCAGTACAAATTAGTTTAACCAAAGACATGGGTACTGATTATTTTGCAGATCCAAGATCGCGTATTGACCGATACTTTAATTCAGGCGGACAAGTGTCAACAGGGTGGCCACAAATGGACCGGATCTTGTATGGCGGATTTAGTCGTGGAGAACTTAATATCTTTGCAGGCGGATCCGGATCCGGTAAGTCTTTGGTCATGATGAATATTGCACTAAGCTGGTTGCAAGCAGGATTGAGTGGAGTTTATATATCTTTAGAACTCAGTGAAGAACTGTGTGCGTTACGGACAGACGCTATGCTAGCTGGGATGTCAACAAAAGAAATCCGTAAAGATATTGATCAAACTGAACTCAAGGTTAAGTTGGTGTCTAAAAAAGCTGGGCAATATCGTATCAAGGCCCTGCCAGCACAGAGTAATATTAATGATATTCGTAGTTATATCAAAGAAGTTCAAGTGCAAACAGGAATTAAGGTAGATTTCGTCATGTGTGACTACCTGGACTTATTAATGCCAGTCAGTGCTAAAGTTAGCCCAAATGACCTGTTTGTTAAGGACAAGTATGTGTCAGAAGAACTGCGTAACTTGGCTAAGGAACTTAATGTACTGTTTGTAACTGCAAGTCAGCTGAACCGGTCAGCAGTAGAAGAAGTAGAATTTGATCATAGTCATATTTCGGGTGGTATTAGTAAGATTAATACCGCAGATAATGTGTTTGGTATTTTTACAAGTCGTGCTATGCGTGAGCGCGGCAAGTATCAAATACAGTGTATGAAATCGCGTAGTAGTACAGGTGTGGGCATGAAGATTGACTTGGATTACAATATTGAAACCATGCGTATTACAGATCCCGGCGAGGAAGCAGGTCCAGTCAATTCATTTGCCAAGGGCAATTTGCTAGATAGCATCAAGGCCAAGAGCACAATGATTAATAATAACAAATCTGCATCCGAATATGAAGAAACTGATAAGATTACCGCAGATGTACAAAGTGCTAAACTTAAACAACTGTTAGGACAAATCAAACAAACCTAATATGATTTATACTTTTGGCGATGGGTTTGCAGCCGGTCATATATGGCCTGAATGGCCACAAATATTGTCGGCGGTGTGTGATCAATCTGTGATAAATCATGGATACCCCGGTGCCGGAAACGATTTGATATTTTCCAACGCAGTCGAAATGGCATTGATTGCCACCGAACCATCTACTTTTATTGTACAATGGACAAATTGGAATCGTTTTGATAAGTTACTTGAAGATGATTCTTGGGACAACATTATAAAAAATGACAAACGATATGCCCATGCTGTCTATGAAATAAACAATCAAAAATGGTGGCTGTCGAGTGGCAGTACCCAATTACATGACTATCATACACGATATCAACAGCAAAAACAACGCCAGCTGTTTGACATTTATCATATGATATTATTAGACAATTTTTTAAAACAAAGAGGACATGTTTGTTTTTATTGTTTAACATATGACTTTGATACCAGTAATTTAACAGAATCACAACTTACATCACTCAACCAATTACCATGGGTCAATAAACTATTAGGTATGGATACAACAATTAGAGTCGCTGATCGCGGAACAGAAATACAACCACTGCCACTGGGTCATGCCCGTTGGATATCTAATTTTTTGTCACTACCATCTATATCCGACACAAAACTAGCACAGCTAATAGATTTAATTTCTGCCCAGAAGTGGATTCCTTATGATCCTGACCGAGAAGAAATATGGACACAAATAATACAAAAATTATCTTAAGTTATCGAGAAGGGTGCAGCGGATCGTGGCTTGGTGAAATATTAAATATTTGTAAATTTAACTCAGATTTTCAAGTTAATTTTAGACAAGATATCAACGGAGTTCCACCATCAATATATCATTTTAGTGGTCACTATGATGACCACAATATAAGATCTGTGCCGTACGATGGTCAGCCTTTTATTACCTGCCATTGTGACAACTATGAATTACTCAAAACACAATGGCCCAATTCTGTAGTGTATCGTATTATGCCCGAAACGTATGTGCTTGATGCTATTGCAGCCTCGTGGCACAAACTCAAACCTAAAAATTTTGATACAGTTGATTTGGCGTTAGAATATATTAAAAATTATTATGATTTGCATACAAAGACTGATCCAAGATTTGGAAATGTAATTGATTATGGAAATTTGCGAGATAAAAATTGGATACGATTGTTTGTAGAAAAAAACGGATTGATTTACAATCAAAAATGTGATATGTTTATAGACAGGTATTGGGCAATGCAAAAAAAATCTAACTATAGAGTTATTTCATCTGGGATTACTATGAACGAGATTATCGATACATTAGATATAAGTCGAGATATTTTTTATATTGCAATGGCAATTTTTGTTTATGAGAAATCAAATAATCTAGCAGAATCGCAACGTTGCTGGACCATTGACAATTTAACTGTCGACAGCAATTTACTAAAATTACAGTATACCCAGTAGATCTGCTGCTTCAGGCATGTAGTTACGTATACTAATTTTTTTAACTCGATCTTGATTGAGTATTTGTGATTTAACCAACTCTATTGATATTTCTTCCCCGGTGATATCACAATAATTACTAATAAAATTTTTATTTTTGAATAATCTTTGTTTGAACTCGCTAGGCATATTATTCAATGACAACCAATTTGGAAAAGATACAATGTTATGATTGTATCTTAGATTATTGTTCGTAAACCACTCAACAGTTTCGTTGTAATATAAAGCATTTATTGAACTGATAGTATAGCTGATGCTGATATTTTTTGTAATTTGTTTAAATTTTGCAATGTTTTCAGTTAAGATATCCCATTTAGCTGGCCAGCGCAAGTATTCAAATACCGGCCCGACACCATCGATACTTACACAAATATTCAAATCTGTAAATTTTGATAACAGATCTAACTGTGTTTGTTTTAAAGTAATGCTACCGTTAGTTATTAATGAAATAAAACAATCGGTATTTTTATGGACTACTAATTTTTCTAAAATGTCAAATGTTTTTGGATCAAAAAACGGCTCACCACCTAACAATGAAATTCGCCGAGCTGCACTATAATCAATTTTTAATTGTTCCAGGTCGATGCTGACAAACTTAGATGGAATTTCCCCCATCTTGTTTTCAATCTCTGCCCACTTGGTCGAGGCCCAACTACCACAACTTACACAGGCTTGATTACAAAGATTGCTAGTCATTATTTGATAAACCAACGGATGGGGGTGAGTTTTTGTACAGTCTTGTTTTATAAACTTTAAATCACGATTTAGTTTGTAATCCAGAAATTCATTTTCAAGTTGTCTTCTGCTTTTTAAACCTTGTTCTTCTATAATCCAGCATTTTGAGCAGGCGGAAGATTTAATTCCATCTAGCAGATCAATTTTTAATTGATCAATGTCGGTATTGCTAGGCAATAAACAACAAGGTGTGTTTGCGGGTAATTCAGAACCGTACCAAGGTAAAACGCAAAATGTATCCATATTGTATTTACGGCCAGTATATGTTATACTTAAATAAATAATAAAAAGGTTCTGGGCCCAAAATGCAAAAGAAAACCCGTAGTATTTTAGAAGAATTAGAAACACTATACGCCGAGCGTGATAATCGGCATGTAATTGAGAATCGTGCCTCTAATATTATAGCGTCGGCTATAC